GTTCCGAAGACCTGCCCAGCCTGCGGATCGACGTTTACGATCTCGTCGGCTACGAAGTACGTCGAGTGGATGTGCCGCTGGACGGTGGTCGGCCGCTCGCCTCAGACGGACCTGCGACCGGTGTACACGCAGGCGGCATTCTGCAACGGCTGCGAGAAGGTCATCGAACTCTGATGCACGAAGCGGCTAGTAACTTCGTACGCAAGGCGTTGACACGGGAGCCGATCAAGCCTGGACCAGTGCTTGAAATCGGCGGCAGAAACATCAACGGCACCGTCCGGCCATTCTTTGCGGACATCGGGCCGTACGCCTCCATCGATCTCTATCCTGGCGATGGCGTCGATCTCGTCGGCGATGTGCTGGACATGGATCCGCGCGAGACCGCCAAGCGTCTCTTTAACCGCAAGGGTGTCGCCTGTGTTGTCTGCTGCGAAGTCCTCGAGCACGCCAAGAAACCACGCAGTCTCTGTGCGTGGGCGCATCGGATCCTGATGCCTGCCGGGGTGTTGATCCTGACCGCGGCTAATCCGCTGCGGTTCACGCACTCAGGGATTGATGGCGGGCCGCTGCATCCTGGCGAGTACTATCACGGTGTGTCAGAAGCTGAGCTGAAGACGTGGCTGCGATCGTTTACGCACAAGACGATCACGGTCGAAGGCGCAGACATCTACGCGGTCGCACGGAAAGGGACGCGCTAGATGCTAAAATCACTCATCAGCCACGTCGTCTGCTATCGTTGCCGTAAACCCATTGAGTTGTACACGATGGGCGTGACAGTGACGTATCCATTTAACAGGCGCGGTATTGCAAGAGCGCCGCAGATTTACCATCAGAAGTGTTTGCCACCACTTCTGTTGCGAAGCCTGCTGGGTAGCGCCCAGCCGGCCGGATCGCGTCCGGCTAGGTAGTTCTCCCTTCGTGGTGTCCCTCATGTCTTGTTTTAGTACTCGATGTGAGCACGCCACGATCGGGGGCTACTGAATCGCTAATGACCAACCTTCACATCGTCATCCCGTCGGCTCGCGCCGATAACCTCATCCAGTGCGTCTGGTCGATCCTCCAGAAGGACGGCCACATCCAGCCCATCGACATCATCGTGGTCGATGACGGCGCCAAGGCGCCTGAATCTGAGCCAGAGCTGCCGCGGGTGCAGTGGGTAGACGGCTGGAAGCCGTTTGTCTTTGCCCGGAACGTGAACCTTGGCATAGCGGCCGCAGGTGATGCCGACGTGATCGTTATGAACGACGACACTCAGCTTGTGACGCCTGAGGGCTTCTCGTCGTGGCATCGCGCGATGCAGGTAAGGCCCGACACCATCTGCTCGGCTGGCATCATTGGCACCGTCTGCAACCCGCGCCAGCAGGCCCAGTCCACCGCCACCTTCCGGCCAGAGGCCAAGCATCTGGCCTTCGTCTGCGTCTACTTCCCGCGGACGGTCCTCGACACCTTAGGCCCACTGGATGAGCGGTTTACGGGCTACGGCTACGAGGATTTCGACTACTGCGAACGAGCGCGGCGGGCTAACCTGCGGCTAGCGACATGGGACGGCTGCGTGGTGGATCACTCCGGCTATTCGACGTACCGCAACAACCCGGAATGGCCACGGATGATGATGGATGCACAGCGGATCTACCGGGACAAGTGGGATTAGTGTTTCGCGTCTGGACTTATCAGTAGAGGAAACGATGGATACCAGCCAGAAACGACGCATGAAGGCGGGCCTAAGTCGGAAGATGCTGGCGCTCGCCGAGGCTCGCAAGTGCCCTGATTGCGGCCGGAAAATGGCGCTCACGATTATTCGCGGGACGTTTCCATCGATTCACATCTGCCGGTTTTGCCGATACGGCCAGTAGTCCAGCCTAATTCCCTCCTAGAAAATAGACGCGCGTCCGGTTTACGGCACACTACCGTGAACCGTGGACCGTGCATACAGCCTTTTAACCATCAAATCTGTCGATGAAGGTCGGCGCCTGATCAAGGGCACGGCGACCACGCCTTCGCCCGATCGGCAGGGCGACATTCTCGAACCGCTCGGCGCCTCCTTCCCGCCCGAACTCCCCTTACTGCTCCATCACAAGAAGGAATCGCCTGTTGGCGTGGCTCGATTCAAGAAGCCAACCAAGAAGGGGATCGACTTCGAGGCGGAACTTCCGATCATTGATGAGCCGGGAGCAGTCAAGGACGAGGTGGATCGGGCGTGGCACTCGGTGCTGCATAAGCTCATCCGAGGCGTCTCGATTGGCTTCCGTGTCGTCAACAACGCGATTGAACCGCTGAAGTCTGGCGGGCTGCGCTTCCTCGAAACCGAGATTTTGGAATTAAGCCTAGTCACGGTACCTGCGAATCAGGACGCCACGCTAGCGATTCTGAAGTCTATCGACGCTCCCGATTTGGCCGCGACTGGCCTGGATCCGTCCCGCACCAGGGACACTTCAACCCCCTTGCGCGTGAAGAAAGACGCGCGTCCCATGACCACAGCTGAACAGATCACCCAGTTTGAAAACAGCCGCGCCGCCAAAACCGCTCGCATGACGGAGATCATGACGAAGTCGGACAACTCGACGTTGGGCGAAGCAGAGCGCGAGGAATACACCACGCTTGAGAGCGAGGTTGATGCCATCGATGAGCATCTCCCGCGCCTCCGGAAGCTCGAGAAGACGCTGGCTGTCACCGCTACCCGCATCGAGCCGACGGCCAAGGCAGACGTGGCATCTGAGCAGCGCGGCGGCAACCTGCCTCGCATCACGGTGACGCCGATTGTGCCGAAGGGTACGGCCTTCACCCGATTCGCGATGGCACTGGCCTCGGCGAAGGGCGACTCGTATCAGGCCATCAGCCGCGCGAAGGCGTGGTCGGACTCGACTCCTGAAGTTGCCACGATGGTCGAGAACACGATCAACTGGCACACCAAGGCGGCAGTGGCCGCAGGCACCACGACTGACGCCACCTGGGCCGGACCGCTGGCTCCGACGCAGACCGCCGTAAACGAGTTTCTTGAGCTGCTCCGGCCGCGGACGCTGATCGGGCGCGTGCCTGGATTCCGTCAGGTACCGTTCAATACCGCAGTCCCGTCACAGACCGGCGGCGGTACCTATTCGTGGGTCGGTCAGGGCAACGCCAAGCCTGTGACCAGCGCAGCCTTCGCCACGGTGACGGTACCCTTCGCCAAGGCGGCGGGCATCATCGTGCTGACCGAAGAACTCGTGCGACTCTCCACGCCATCCGCCGAAGCGACGGTGCGCGAAGAGATGATCGCCGGCATGGGTGCCTTCCTCGATACACAGCTCGTTGATCCGGCTGTCGCAGCCGTGGCCAACGTGAACCCAGCATCCATCACCAACGGCGCCGCCACTGCAGCCGCATCTGGCGTGACCGGCGCCGCAGCCAGAGCGGACCTCGCTGCTCGCGTGGCCACCTTCACCGCCGCCAACATTCCGCTCGACGGCTCGGTGTGGCTCATGAGCGATTCCAACGCCTTCGGCCTTGGTCTCTCGCTCAACGCCCTCGGCCAGCCGCTCTTCCCCGGCATGTCCCGCGATGGCGGCTCCATCATGGGCATCCCGGTGATCGTCAGCAACAACGTCGGCAACCGCGTCATCCTCGTCCACGCACCGTCCATCCTCTTCGCGGACGAAGGCGGCGTGCAGATCGACGTCAGCCGCGAGGCCAGCATTCAGATGGATTCCGCGCCCTCCAACCCATCGGATGCGACGACAGTTTTGGTTTCCCTATGGCAGAGGAACCTCGTCGGTTTGCGTGCTGAGCGAATGATTACGTGGATCCGTGCAAGAACGGCGGCTGTAACCTACATCAGCGCAGCCAGCTACAATGGAACGTAACGTAAAATAGATCTGACGTGCGCGCCTAGGGTAGCTCCCGAACACCTGTTTCCTAGCAGGCTGGCGCGCACGAATTGACTAGGAGCTTCTTCTAGGGAGGAAGCGATGCAGATTGTTTCGCGCAACGATGCGAAGGCCGCTGGTCTCAAGTACTACTTCACTGGCAAGCCATGCCAGCGTGGCCATATAGACCAGCGTTTTGTCAGTTCGTTTCAGTGCCTGACGTGCGGGAGAGATGTTGCTCGCGAAACGTATCGAGGTCTCGATGACAACACTCGCAAGCGAATCTACCAGCGCAAGAAGGAATACATCAGGCAGTGGGTGGCAACGCATCGAGATCGAAAGGCTGCGTCGGATTACGCAGCTCGCAATAAGCTCAAAGCGCTGAAACCTGATTACTTCCGTGACCACTACGCACAGAACAAAGAGCGCCGCAGACGAGAAGCGAGCGAGTGGTATCACGCGAACTCTGATAGAGCGCTGCGGATCCGCAGAGATTACGTCGCGAAGAATCGCGACAAGGCTAGAGTCTGGGGCCGCAAGAGCGCGAATAAACGACGGGCCATCACGAAGCAAGTCTTCGTTGAGGCCGTCGATCCTCGCGTCGTCTTCGAACGAGCCAAAGGCGTGTGCGGCATCTGTGGAGAGTCGGTCGAGATGACGAGTCGATGGGAAGTCGATCACATCGTGCCGATCTCGAAGGGTGGATCGCACTGCTACGCCAACGTCCAGTTGGCGCACCGTCGCTGCAACCGCTCCAAGGGTGCGAAATGCGCCTAGTGATCGGCGGTCCAACGCGAGACATCGTGCCGGCCTCCTTCGCGATGGACTTAGCGCGGCTCGTCCTGTTCACCAAAGAGTTCGGGCCGTGGGATGCGGTGCATCTGGTCTTTGAAGCCTCGACGTATGTGCATGTCGGGCGCGAGGCCGTGCTGAAGCAGGCGCAGGCTGTTGGCGCTACGCACATCCTGTGGCTCGATACCGATATGACGTTTCCCGCCGACACCGCGATCCGGTTGGAGGCGCATCACAAGTCCATCGTGGCGTGCAATTGCCTGATGCGCGAGCCTGACCAGCCGCTGTTTACATCGTGGCGGTCTGGGCTGCGTGTTCGGACCGGTCCGACGTCGGTCGGACTTGAGGTGGTGGACACCGTCGGGATGGGCGTGATGCTGATGCGGGTGGATGTCGTGGCGGATCTGCCTCGCCCGGTCTTTCGGCATGGGCTGACGGATGACGGTGGCGATGTCGGCGAGGACGTGCGCTTGTGCCGGATCCTGACGGCGCAAGGGATTCGCATTTTTATCGACCACGATGTATCGAAAGAAGTGAGACACCTTGGACTCTACGCCTTCGGACCAGATCATCACCCTGCGCTCGCCGTTTAACGGCGAGGTCATCAAAATCGCGGCCTCGGCGATGGCGCCTGGAATGCTCGAGGCTATGCTCAACGCCAAGTACATCCGTCTCGACAAACCGAAATCCACCAAGCCGCAACAGAAGGAGACCACCGATGGCGAGATCGAATGACGACGAGCCGAAGACGAAGCCGGGAGTGACGGGTTTCAAGCAGGAGTACAACCAGGATCCGGGGCCGCGTCAGGATCTGAATCCGGATGTCGTGGATGATCCGGATGCGTTGCCAAAGCCGCTGAAGAACGGCGACGTCGACGCACCGAAGCGCAAGCGGGGGCGGAAGGCCAAGTAGGTGCAGATCGGACCCTGGACGATCGGGCGTACCACGGATCTGCAGTTGGCGCAGAAGCAGATCCCCTTGCAGCCGCTGAGCGGGCGCGGGGGCTGGTGGCCTCTGTCGATTCGGGAGCCTTATACCGGGGCGTGGCAGCGCAACGAAGAGATCAGGATGGATACGGCGTTGTCCTTCAGCGCCGTCTTCGCCTGTACCACTCGCATCATGAACGACACCGGGAAGGTGGCGTTGCGGTTGGTCGAGGAAGACAGCAACGGCATCTGGAATCCGGTGGAGAATCCCGCGTATTCGCCAGTGCTGCGGAAGCCGAACCGGTATCAGAATGCGGCGCAGTTCAAAGAGACGTGGACCGCTTCGAAGCTCAATAGCGGTAATACGTACGTGCTAAAGGCTAGGGACCAACGGCGGGTGGTGACGTCGATGTACGTGCTGGATCCGCTCCGGGTGACGCCGCTGGTGTCGCAGGATGGCGCGGTCTACTACGAGTTGAAGCGGGACGATCTCAGTGGACTTCCACAAGAGGTGGTCACTGTACCGGCCAGCGAGATTATCCACGATCGGATGAATTGCCTGTTTCATCCGCTGGTTGGCCTCTCGCCGATCTTCGCGTGCGCGTTGGCGGCGCGGCAGGGGCTGGCGATCCAGAACAATTCCAGCAAGCTGTTCTCCAACGGCTCTATTCCGGGTGGTGTACTGACGGCGCCAGGGATCATCAACGATGAGACGGCGCAGCGGCTGAAGGAATACTGGGATACGAATTTTACCGGCGACAATGTAGGCAAAGTGGCGGTGCTCGGTGACGGGTTGAAGTACGAGGGCATGGCGTGGAATGCCGTGGATCTGCAACTGGTCGAGCAGCTGGAGATGACGGCGCGCGTGGTGTGCTCGACGTACGGCGTCGATCCGTACATCGTCAACATCGGTCCGCCGCCGCCGTACGCCAACATCGAACCGGTGATCCAGAAGTACTACTCTGGTGCGCTGCAGTCGCATTGGTTCCAGATGGAATTGTCGCTGGATGAAGGGCTGGGCCTGGGTAAGCAGTTCCAGAACAGCTACGGGACGGAGTTTGACCCTGACGATCTGATCTGGATGGATGCCGAGGCAAAAGCCAAGGCGGCTCAGGATGGGATCGGATCAGGCGGCATGTCGCCGAACGAAGCCCGGAAGCGGTACTACGCACTCGGTCCGGTGGCCGGCGGCGATTCGCCGATGGTGCAGCAGCAGTACTACTCGTTAGCCGCTCTAGCAAAACGCGATGCGAATGATCCCTTTGCGAAGCCAGAACCAGCGCCGGCCGCGCAGCCTGTCGCCCCGGATGAAGAGGACGACGCCGAAGAAGTGGCCGCGAGTTTTGGCGCGTTGCTCCATTCGAAAGCTGTAGATGAGGCCTTGATCTATGCCTGACCTCAAAGCGTTGGCGGATCAGGTGGTCCTACTGATCAAGGCGTCGTTGTCTCCCATCCAGGCTGACGTGGCGGCGCTGAAAGAAAAGATCGCAGGCGTCGATGCGCTCCGTGAACGGGTGGTGGTGGTCGAGACGAAGGCCGCACAGCCTGTCCCGCTGCCGGTGCTGCCGGAGGCGCCAGACCTGACGCCAGTGCAGGACGAGATCGCGGCAGTCAAGGCGCAGATCGGCTCGGTCGAAGCGATGCGCGAGCGGCTGGCGGTGGTGGAGACGAAGGCGGATCGGCCGCTGCCCACTTTCGATGTGCCGGAGATTCCTGACCTGACGCCGCTGCTTGAGCGGATGGCCGGCGCCGAGGCGCGGCTGGAATCGCTGCGCGATGTTCGGGATCGGCTGGTGGTCGTGGAGACGAAGGCGAGCCAGCCGGTACCGGTTCCGGTCGTGCCGCCTGAGCCTGTCGAGGTTGACCTCGCGCCGATTCTCGAGCGTGTCGCGGCGACTGAAGCGCGGGTGGCTGACTTCAATTACATGCGAGAGCGTGTCGCGGCGGTTGAAGCCAAAGCGCTGCAGCCGGTGCTGGCGCTCCCGCCGGAGGCTGGCATTGACGATCTGCGGGACCGCATCAAGTCGCTGGAGGCTCGGACCGAAGGGCCAAGCCCGACCGACATGGCGGTGGTGGAACTCCGCAAAGAGATCGGCGACCTGAAGGCTGAACTGAAGTTTGAACTGCGCGAGAACTCAGCGCTGCGCGAGCGAGTGGCGGTGCTGGAGTCGAGACCGCCCACGCCAGGACCAGCCGGGGAACAAGGGCCACCGGGACGCGACGGTGTCAATGGCAAGGATGGAACGGCAGGTCTGTCGTATGAAGGCTTCTATCAGGACGGCAAGTCGTACGACGTCGGCCAGATGGTGACGTCTGGCGGATCGTGCTGGCATTGCAACGAGCCGACGACCACGAAACCCGGCGAAGGCTCGAAGGCTTGGCGGTTGATGGTCAAGCGCGGCCGCGATGGCAAGGACGGTCTTAATGCCCCAACGGTACCGGTGGTGAAGATCAATGGCGCTGGTTAGCTTGTCCAACGCGAAGGAACACCTTCGCGAGCCGTTGGACAGCCATGAGAACGACGCGGCCATCCAGCAGAAGGCTGACCAAGCGACGGCCTTGGTACTAGAGCGGTGCAATGGCACGGCGTATTGGCGGCTCGTCACGCCGACGTGGACGCTCGAGAACGTGCCGGCGTCTGTCCAAGCCGGGGTGATGGTCGTCCTGGCACATCTCTGGATGAACCGCGGCGACAACAAGGACGATACGAGCCGCGTCTGGCAGGAAGTCGATCGAGTATTGGCTGGGCATAAGGATCCGGTGATTGCCTGATGGCGAGAACGGATTCGCTGGACCTTGGGAAGTTGCGCCATGCCGTCGATCTGCAGGTGCCTTCAGGGACCAGCGGTGACGGCTACGAGACCGCCGTGCCGTTTATTCCGTGCCAGATTCGCAGTGCCGGCGGGAACGAACTGTTGCGGTTCGGCACGCAGGTGTCGGTGAACGCCTCGGTGATCACGATGCCGTTCCGGTCTGACCTCCGGGCTGACATGCGACTCTATGCGCACGGTCGGTACGAAGGGAAGAAGTACCAAGTGGTGAGCTACGGCGACGAGACCGGCGAAGGCAAGTGGCTCGATGTCTACGTGACGGAGCAGTTGCAGTGAAGGCGAGCTTTAAGTTAGACGGCGCTCGCGGCCTGCAGGATGCGCTGGAGCGTGGCGGCGAGAACATCAAGGCTCGCGTCAGTCGCGCCTGTGAGCAGACCGCTAGAAATGTGCAGCGTGAGGCTCGCGCCCATGCTCCGCATGACAAGTACGACCTTTGGCGGGCGATTCAGGTGTCCGGTAAAGGGCTGAGTTGGCGCGTGGGTCTCGACAACGTGACGTTGACGATGCGTGGTGGCAACAGCGCGCACCAGAATCCATCGGTGTACGGCGTCTGGTACGAGTACGGGTTTAAGACAAAGGACATCGACGCGGTGCCGTACATGAAACCGGCGGCTGATTCTGAGGAACAGGCGCACGTTGAGCGCACGGAAGCGGCGATCAATGGGGCGCTCGGAGGACTCGACTGATGGCCAGCACGCTGGCACTGGGGCCGGTTCACGCCGCGATTCTAGCGAAGCTGAAGGCGTCTCCGGCGCTCACGGCGGTGGTGCCTCCGGCGAACATCTCAGATCAGCCGGCGGCAGGACTCGCCAAGTACGTGCTGGTCGAGGCTGGGGATGAATCTCCGTTCAACACGATGGGTGGCTCGATTGATAGTCCTAAGTGGGGCGGAACGGCGTCGGTCAGGGTCAGGGCGGTCAGCAACTTCAGGGGCGACTCGGAAGTGTTGCTGATCAGCGACCTGATCAAGACGGAACTCGACGGGAAGCCGCTGACGGTCTCAGGCTATCCGACGGCCATCGTGGCGTTTCAAAACGGCGTCGTGATGAAAGACACGATCAACAACATCGTCGTGCGGGAGTTCGTCGGGGTCTTCACGGTCACGGCGCACCAATCGGCATAGGGAGTAGATCAC